CAGAAGGAATTGTTGTTGTTGTTGAGGGTGGTCTTGTGACCGAATTGAAACCAATGGAAGAAGAAGCTCCAGAGGTTGAAGTAGTAATCGAAGAAGAACAAACTTCTGAGGTTGTTGCTGAAGAAACACTAAGCAAAGAGGTTGAGGGACTTCTTTCGTTAGTTGCTAAGTTGGAAAGCGAACTTTCTGAAATGAAGAAAGCAAACGCAGAACTTTCAAGCGAAGTAACAAAATTAAGCGCGCAGCCTGCAGCGTCTTCAATCAAAGAAGTAAAACAGGCAAAACAAACACCTTCTAAGCCATACGCTAAAATGTCGGCAGAAGAACGTTTCTTATTTAACCTTAAAAAATAAAAAATAATACAATTTAAAAAATGGCTACTACCACTTCATTAACTACGACCTACGCAGGTCGCGAAGCTGCAGGATATATCCGCGCAGCGTTCTTAAGTAACGAGTCTTTGAACGCAGTTACTTTCAAAGAAAATATCGAGTACAAACAAGTTGTTCGCAAATTAGTTGACAACGTTACTTTCGCAAACGCGACTTGTGACTTCACACCAACAGGAACAGTTACTCTTACAGAGCGTATCTTGACTTTGGAAAAATTCCAAATCCACAGATCTTTGTGCAAAAAAGATTTTTTAGCGGATTGGGAGAGCAAAGCAGAACAAGATGGTTTCTTGCACGCTTCTTTGACAGACGCTTTAATTGCTAACGTTATGGCAGGAATGGCTGCTGAAAACGAGCGCATCATGTGGCAAGGTGTTAACGCAACTGCAGGTGAGTACGCAGGTTTCGAAACTTTGTTCTTGAACGACGGAGATGTTATCGATGTTGGAACTCCAGAGGCTATCACTTCTGCAAACGTTATCGAAGAAATGAACCGTCTTGTATTGGCACTTCCTGTACGCGTTCGTCGTGCTACTGAAAAGCCTGTAATCGCGGTTTCTTCTAACGTTGCTGAAGCGTTCAGAACTGCTATCTTAGGTCTTGGCGGTGGTTCTTACTTGTATCAAGGAGAAACTGTTAAGATGACTTGGCAGGGTCAATACGACATCATCGAGTGTCCTGGTATGTCTGACGACACAATGGCTATGTTCCAAAAGTCAAACCTTTGGTTCGGAACTAACTTGAAAGACCAATGGAACAACGTTGCAGTTTTGGACATGTACCAATACGATCTTTCTGACAACGTTCGTTTTGCTTGTTCATTCTTCGCAGGTGTACAATACGGCTTCGGAAACGAAATCGCGTTCTACCAATACACTGCCTAATTAACTAACCAACCCTTGCACGATAGAGGTAGCGGCTTAAACACCGCTCCTCTTTTGTGCTAATAAAATAATAATAATATGGCTTGTGAATTAAGTACAGGATTTACACTCGATTGCAAAGATGGCATCGGTGGTATTAAGCAAATAATTTTAGCTGACCAAACTCTTGTTGAGTTTTCACTTGATGCAAATCAAGTTGTGACTGAAATTTCTGGAATAACAAGTGGCGATTTGTACACATACGAATTACCAACACAAACAGGTTCTTTCGAAGAAACAATCAATTTCAACCGCGACAACGGAACGGTATTCTACACGCAGACGGTAAATGTAATGTTGCACAAATTATCAAGCGCAAAGCGTTTAGAATTGCAAACAGTTGCACAAGCTCGCGTTATTGTATTTGTTCAAGACACTAACAATAATTGGTGGGCAGTTGGATATGAGAACGGTGCAGACCTTTCTACTTCAACAGCGGGAACAGGAACAGCTTTAGGTGATATGAATGGCTACACTTTAGCGTTCACTCACGAGGCTGCAAAACGTGCATATCTTTTGGACGGAGCTCCAAATAGTATTCTTGCAGTTTAATAAAAAAACTTTTACACATAGAGGAGCAACGCGCTCCTCTGTGCTGTAATTTTATCGTAAAGGAAAAAGGGAATGGTTTACCTCAATACAAACACAGCGAATCAGTACGCGTGGCTTTCACTCGATGAAGGTCGCCAGTATTTCAACGTTGCCTTTACGCATTACTTGCTTGTTATGACTTACGAAATGACAGGTGAAAAACTCGAACAAGTAGTTGTCGTAATAAACGAGAACGAACGTGTCACAAAAATAAGACTTACCACAGTTGGATTGCTCGATGCAGGTCGTTATCACTACGAAGTGTATGGTCAAAACAGCTCAACGAATACAAACCCTACCGACGCTTCCGTTGTTGGTAAGGTTGAAGAAGGTTTAATGATTTTATCAAACGGAACAAATTACTTTGACGTTTCAACACCTACCATACCGGTAGATGTAATTTATACAGGCTATTAAAATGAGTAACATACAAGAAATTTTACTTTCAAGATACGAGCCTGTTGAGGCGATTGAAAAAGAAAATAGAAGCGGTTGGATTGACTATGGAAATAACAACTTGTTTCCTCAACACTTAATCAATTTATACCACAATTCACCAATTCATAACGCGTTGACGAACTCAATCGCGTTTATGATTGAAGGACAAGGGACAGGAACAATCCTCGACAACGCATTACAAGGAATTGCCTTCGACTTAAAGTTACAAGGCGCATTTGTTGCCGAAGTTATTTGGTCAATGGATTTCACTCGCGTTGTACAAATCAACCACTTGCCTTTTGAGAATTGTCGTTTGGCTTACGATCGTGACGAAGACGATATAACAGGTATTTGGTATTCTAAAGATTGGGCGAATACAAGAAGTAAGAAAGGAAAGCCAGAGTTCATTCCTGCGTTTAATCCTTCCATTGCACAAGAACAACCAAGACAAGTTATTTACGCGCACGGAATGAGCGCAGGAAGTGTTTACTATCCAAAGCCCGACTACTTCGGTGCGTTGAATTACATCGAGTTGTCTTATCAAATGGGATTGTACCACGTCAATAATATCTTGAATGGTCTTTTCCCTTCGTTTATCATTAACTTCTTGAATGGAATACCACAGAAAGAAGAACGTGAGGCTATCCGTCGTGAATGGGAAACGAGATTGAGCGGTGCAAATAACGCTGGTAAATTCTTGATGACGTTCAACGAAGATCCAACACGCGCACCTTCAATTGAAGCGTTTCCTTTGTCGGATGCTGACAAGCAATATCAGTTCTTATCAGAAGAAACAGCGAAGCAAATTATGGTTGGACACCGCGTTGTTTCACCTTTGATTCACGGCATACGCGACACAACAGGATTTGGTTCGAACAAAGACGAAATGTTGGTAGGTTTGGAGATATTCAACAACCAAGTTATTAAGCCTTATCAAAGAATCATTGAAAGAGTTTTCACTCCAATTTTAGGTGAAGTAAACATCGAAATGAATTCACCTTTTGACGCTGAAGTTGTAGTTGTTGAACCAACGGTGCAAACTGCTGAATTAAAAAAAAAAGTTGTAACTGCTGAGAACGACTTTTCAGATGAGCAAGGTCGTGTTTGGATTCAAACGCTAAAAGAAAAAGCTGAAATAGTTGATTTGAACGAATGGGAATTGTTGAGTGAAGAAGATGTAACAGATCCACACAACGAAGCAAATTTCCGTCAAGAATATATGAGCGTTCGCAGTTATGCAAATGCCGACGACAAATCTATTTGGGGAGATACAGGTCTTTACAAATTACGTTATGCTTACTCTCAAAATTTAAGCGAAAATAGTCGTGAGTTTTGTCAAGAAATGGTTGGACTATCAAAGGCAGGTTTGTCTTTCAGATATGAAGACATTCAAGAGATGAGCGACGCAGGAGTGAACGGTGAATTTGCTCCAGAAGGAAGTTCTTCTTACAATATATTTATTTGGAAAGGCGGTTGTTTTTGCCACCACTTTTGGAAGCGTCAAATTTACATTAGAAAGAGAGATGCAAAAGGACGTGTACTTCCAAACAAAGGACTTGAAAACGATAAGCGTGTAGGTAACAACCCATACGTTAAGCCAAAAGGCGAAGAAGGCATTGCGCCAATTAACACACCAACACGCGGTTCACTTAAATACTCATAAAAATTATGGCACTATCACCCGAAGTTCTACTCATTGACGAGAATTACATAAAGAAATACACTTGGATTAACGGTTCTGTTGATCCGCTTTTAATGTATCCTGCAATCTATTTGTCACAAGACAAGTACGCACAATTGTATTTAGGAACTGACTTGTATAACAAGATAAAAGAAGACGTTGTAAACGACGACATTGCAGGAGCATACGAAACGCTTCTTGACAATTATTTGCGTCGAATGGTTATGTGGTGGACGATGTACGAAGTGTTGCCTCATTTGTACGTTAAGACTGACAACGGAAGTTTAGTAATTAGAACAAGCGAAGACACTCAACCTATTTCACAAACAGACTTACAAAACTATCGCGATCAAGCGCGTTCGCAAGCTATGTTTTACACTCAACGCATGGTTGATTATTTGTGTCACAACAGCTCTGACTTTCCAGAATACACGACGAACACAACAAATCAAATTTGGTCTCAAACAAATGTATATCCTTCGAACGCTTTTGAAATTTCAATGGGTCGCGACGGACATCCTTATGAATACAGAAGGCCTGGACTTGGTTGGTTAAAATAAAAAATGAATGGCAAAAAAGGGACGGAAAAAAGACTTAACGATGCAGAAGATCTACGAAGAAAAATTTCGTAAGTATCTCGCGAAGAAAGAAAAACAAATAAAGAAACTATCGAATGAAAGTTAACGCTGAAGGATACGCGCTAATTAAGCGTTTTGAAGGTTGTCGATTGAAGGCTTACAAATGCCCTGCAAACGTGTGGACGATTGGATATGGAAACACTTTCTACGAAGACGGGATGAAGGTCAAAGAAGGCGACGTGATAACTCAACAACGTGCTGAGGAATTAGCAAAGTTTATCATTGACCAATTCGCTGTAACCATTGCGCCATTCATCAAACAACCTTTGAACGACAATCAATTTAGTGCGTGTGTTTCACTTGCGTACAACATCGGACAAGGTGGTTTCAAAAAGTCTTCTGTCTTCAAAAAGTTAAACATCAACCCTAACGATCCAACGATAGCAGATTCTTTTCGTTTGTGGAACAAGGGCGGTGGAAAGGTTCTTGCAGGTTTGGTAAAACGTAGAGAAGCAGAAATTCAACTTTACTTCAAATGAACACAGAAACTGAAATTGCCTTGATACACGAACAATTGCAAGAAATGGACAAGAAGATTGACCGCATATACAACGTGTTAATCGGTGACGACCAAATGAAGATTGAAGGTCTTGTGAGCAAGGTTCAGAAGCACGACAAGTATATTCAGAACCAAAGGTTGCAGGTTGCTCGTTTGGGTGGTATTGCAACTGCTGCTGGTGTTGTTGGTGGTTTAATCGTTCAATTCATATTGAAACTTATATGAAAGAATGGTTGAAATCTTTGTTAACATCGTGTTCAAAAGTTAGTTCGAAAAGAATTGTTGCTATATTTGTTACAATTAACTTAATCGTTTTGAGTTACGTTGCAACATTTTCTTACTACGTTTGTCCTATTGCGATGTTTGATACACTCGCTTTGCTCACAGGTGGTTTGTTTGGTGGAACAGTAATTGAACGATTCACAAAACAAAAATCAAATGGCACGACCACAGACAGAAGCGCGCAAGATAGCAGCGGAGATTTGTAGTAAATTTCCCGACGCTCCTTCTCATTCTTTAGCAACAAAACTATTCGCTGAATATCCAGAAGCATTTGATTCACAAGAATCTGCACGCAATTACGTTCGTCTTGTTCGTGGTAAGATTGGAAAGCGTAGCCGAGCATCTAACACACAAAAAGAATTAATTGACACAGCACCACGACCTTCCAACCCTTACGCACTTCCAAAGTCGTATTCAAAGAAACGTCGTCACGTTGAATTGAAGGGAAACAAGTTCTTAATCCTATCAGATATTCACTTGCCTTACCAAGACAACGAAGCGTTAGAGTGCGCTATTGAAGAAGGGTTGAAACAAGGCTGTGACGCAATCATTTTAAATGGTGACGCTCTCGATTGTCATATGATTTCCGACTTCGTTAAAGATCCACGCAAGAGAAAATTCAAAGACGAACTATATTCTATTCGTCAATTCCTTGCGTCGTTAAGACACACTTTTCCAACGGCAAACATTTACTACAAAGAAGGCAACCACGAAGAACGTTACTGGCGTTATATGCGCATAAAAGCGCCCGAACTATTCGACATTGACGCATTTGATTTTCCAACACTAACCCATTGCGATAAACACGACGTGAAATGGATTGATGGAAAGAGCAAGTTAAACATTGGTAAGTTGTCTATATTTCACGGACACGAATTTGGGAAACAATTCCTTCCGTCGGTTAACGTAGCGCGTGGGTTGTTTATGAAGACAAAGGTGAGCGCATTGTGTGGACACCATCACCAGACAGCTGAACACAATGAGAGAGACGCTAACGGAAAGTTCATAACCTGTTGGGGTGTTGGTTGCTTATCTGAATTATCTCCCGATTATAACCCTTATTCAAAGTACAATCACGGATTTGCAATAGTTGATAAAGGAAACAACGGAGCGTTCAGCGTTCACAATTACCGCATACACGAAGGGAAAATCTTATGAGAAAGAATTTATTATTTGCAGTCTTGCTTGTTGTTGGAACGTCAATTATTTGGACGGTCATGTGTTGGAATTGGTGGGGACGAAGTGTTGCAAAAAACGCAACAACTGAAATTCAAAAACAAGATAGCGTGATAAACTACAACGCTGGTGAATATGACCGCTTACTTGCTGAACAAATAGAACTTTATAAACAATTAAGAACTTATGAAGACGCTCAATCTAAAGCCAAAACCACCTATCAAAGAACTCGTGATATTGCTCTTGTTCGAGATACTATTGTTCGCGTTGATGTTCTCCGTTTGGTGAACTCCTGTGACAGCGTAATTGCTTCCGATTCACTTGTAATTAACAACCTCAAAGAACAATTGAACATTGAATCTGAAAAGATTGACAACTTACAAGAAACAATCGTTGCTTATGAACAGAAGGAAGACATCTTAACCGAAGAAATAAACACTCTAACTGCTGAAAAGAAAAAGTTAGACAAACAAAAAAAGCGCAGAAACCACGCTTTAATCTTTACTTCGTCTGTAGCTGCTCTTTCTACTTTTGTTCTGAGTGTTTTACTTTAGATTCTGGAACGTAGAACTTCAAAGAGAACTCAATGGCTTCACTTAAGAAAGTGTTGCGACTATTCTCTCCACGTTTCTCGTCTATCTCGTTCCACAGGTCTTTGTGTAAGTAGACACATATTCCTTTTTTAGTTTTGCTTTCTGGCATCTTCTTCAATTTTAAGTTTCTTCAAATACAACGCAAGGTCTAAGGCTTCTTCGTACGCGTGTTGTAGCCATTCTGAGCGCGTTAAATCAGTTCGGTCGAGTGTTGTTCCATAGGTGTCAATTCCCTTCGCTTCACGCGCTTCTAATTCAGCGATGACCTGCGTGAGTAAATTACTTTTCTGCATCTGGCTTTGACATCATTGAACCTATCATTAACGCTAAGTAGATTTTCTCTTTTGCGTTCAAGTCTTTTCGTTGTGAAAGTTCCAGAAGGATATCTCCAAGAATCTTCCCCTGTTGAAAGTAGTTCGCGAGTGAATTAACGATTTCTCGTTCGCGCTCGTAAGTCATTTTTAAAGACTCGTATAGTGGTGTGTTTTTCATTCTTGTTTGTTTTCTATTTCTCGTTTTATTTTATGAGAAAATTCAATAATTTCACCTGTTTCAATATTTTCCATTTCAACAACGCATACAATTGAAATTGATTCGATTAAAGTTGCCTTTAATAAAGGTAATTCAGATTCATCATCTATTTGAATTTTTTCTTTTTTCATTGTGCTAATATAGTCAACCTATGCTAACCCACAACATATTGTCCGTAACTTGGATTGAGTTCAAAATACATTCGCATCATAATAGCATCGGCAACGTCGGGAGAAATACCTTCGCGGTTCTTGATAACGTCCTTCGGAGTTACCTGCAACTTACCGTCCACATCTGCGCGGTGTCGCTTAATCATTTCTAATTCACGAATGATTTGTTCTTTGCGCGTACTGGATAAGATAGTGACTTTGTTTTCTTCAACGTATTGAGCGAGTTTGTAGTAACATTCGCTCTTTAAGTTTTGATATTGTGGGTGCTTTGGTTTAGATCCGTTCTGAAATCCTAAGCACTTCAAAAAGTCACAGACTCCTCCGCCCACCCCATCTTCATCCGCGATGATGTTTTGAAGTAGTATGTTGTGTTCTTTGGCTACAACGCGTATCTTGTTCACGACTTCGTCTAACGCTGCTCTATTCAACTCAATTATATCAATGATAGTTAGACCTTCCCAAACGATTATAATCGTTCTATCCTTTCCAAATCGCGCAATGTCGGCTGTGATATACTTCTTGCCTTCATTGATTACTTCGTTGCGGAACATTCGAAGAAGATTCTCCGTGTTGAATAGTTTGTCGCTGTCGTCGTCGAACTCCCAGTTGCCTTCTAAAAGTCTTTTGCGGTCGTATTCGGGAAGTCTTCGCAACGATTCAATGTAAGCAACAGGAAGGAACGGATTGTCTTGTGGTAACGCTTGAACAAAAGCACGGTGTGAAGGTAGTTCGTTTCGGTTTGCTTTGATATAAAATTCATTGTACAACCAACCCTTCGATGGATTGCACGATAAGAAACCTTTCGGAATTAACCCGAACTCGTTCAACTTATAACGGCAACGAGAGTGAACTATGTTCACAGCTTTCTCTGTTACCTCTGCTACCTCGTCTATAAAATAATCGGTAATTTCCAACGATCCAAGTGAATCGAAGTTCGGATTTGAAGGATAAGCGAACAGGTCTTTCAATACAATTTCGCTTCCGTTGAAGAACTTAATTACATTCGTTTGTCCGTTGTAGGTGTAGTGTTTATCTGCAACCAAACCAAACTCACGCGCTGTTTCGAAAAAGGTGTTGAGCGTCGTCTTTTTCAGCGTATCTAATTTGCTTCGTCCAATAAGCGAACGCGTTCCAGCGTACTTTAAACGTCGTTGTATTTGCCACATACAACCGAACTTCGTCTTCCCACCACCTGCCGCGCCACCGTATAACAATTGCTCAACTTCACAATCGGTCGCAAGGTAGTTCAACGCTTCTATTTGACGCGGCAGGTATTCGGGTTTATATGGTTTCATCTATTCTAATCATTGCGTAAGACTGCGGAATTTGTGCAATTATTTTATCTCCGATTAAGCACCACCAATATGAATCGTTGACCGAACCATATTCTTCGATTTTATCACAAATAACAATGTGCGCTTCGCCTGTTACAGGATGAATGAATTTGTACTTTCTCATTAAAATAAACTTAATTGAGGTTCACTAACTATTACTTTTTTCGGTTCTACAACTTCACCAATTGCCATTAACAATCCGTCAAAACGTCCATTGAAGTTTCCTAATTGAAGTGCTTGTGTCAATTCGAACTTTGCCAGTTCACTTGCTTCTTTTGCAGTTGAACAAACGTCTTCTTCGTACCAACCAATGGGAGTACAAATGGTTACGTTTGATCCGTGTATAGTCCACGAGTATTTCCAACCATACTTATTTTTGGCAACATCATAAGAAGCGAAAATTCCGTCGGCTTTGTAATACATTCCGTCTGGATTTTCACAATGCCATTTTTCGTTCCAATTATACTTACTCATTGCTTCGACAAATAAAGTTTGTAAAGTTCACGCAACCCTTCGAACTGAATTGATTCTTTAACAAGCATACGCTTTCTATCACTCATTCGGTCAACCATTGGTTTATTCAACTTCTGTTCATTAAAGACCGTTGCTCTTGCCTTCGCTTTACATCTTTGATATTCTTCTTCTGTGAATGTTTCAAGCGTTATACGCTTACTTTCTTCCAACCACCGCATCATTGACACACCTCGCAATTCTAACGTCGTCATTTTGCCTTGTTTGAAGCTGTCAATATCTTCCTTCAACATTCGTCTCCAGCTATCGTCATTCACCGCCATTTCGTTTTCTTTTATTAGTTCTGCTTTTTCCTCAATTGATTGCGCTATTTCACGCTGTATTTGTAGATTCGCCTTATCTCTGTGTGGTTTGTAGTGAGTAAGCACGTCACCAATAAATGAAACGCTTAACGCTCCGAAGTGTTCGGTTTTCTTTGACAGTTCATTCGCCGCGTTTAGTTCAAATGCAAGGTTGAAGTGTTCAAACGTAACCCAACGAAAGTGTTTACCTATGAACTCATGCAACATTTGCAACAGTTGCGCTTCTGGTAACGCTATTCCGTACATCGCGCACACCTTCGAGCATAACTTAACGAATGTCGGAAGGTCGTAGTCGGCTACAAATGCGCTTTCTCTTTCCGCACGATCAACCCTTTGTGTAATTGTGAGCGTCGTTGTAGATGCGTTGCGCAGCATCGGAGTCGAATTTTCCATTTTTGATTTTTGTTTGTTGGTTTGTAGTTACAAAGGTAGATAAGTCCCATTTACGAACGGCAGCCTTCCAGTCTTTCATTGGATTCCTTCCCACCTTCCAACCATTAGCCTCGTAGTGCGCGTGGAATTTCTCGGTGAATTTAAGCGCGTCGTCGTTGCTTAATTTCTCGCAAGCGTATTCATAGATTTCAACAACCGTTGGTTTGACGAACGCAGTCTTCTTTTCTTTTACAGGTGCTGGAAGGTTAGCCTGTGGAACGGATAAGCGAATAAGAATGTCGTTTATCTTTTGCTCCTGTTCCTTAACCTGCGCTTCGAGTATTTCAACTCTTCTTTTTAATTGTAGTATTAGCATTATATTTTCTCCTCTCTGATTTCGATTTTGAATAAGTCTTTTAGTATTTCAATTTCGTGATCCTTGAAATTGGTTATTCCGTTTTCGCGAAGGCAATAATTCGATTGCTCGATGCCTAACTTATACGCGAGGTATTCCTGTTTGTAACCATAGAACAGACGGTAACATTTGATTGATTTGTGAAATGGTATCATTCCCAACCCTCCCCTTTGTAATCGTCAGCGTCTTCTTCGCGTGTGCATTCGTAACAAAGACCTATTTCGTCTTCGAATAGTTCCTGCACGTCGCTGTCGTCCCAGTCACGATATTTTCTGTTGGTGTGTTTGATGTCTGCAATTCGTTCTTCGATTGCTTCGCTGTCGCAATAACGGCAATAGTCGCTCATTTCTTTAATTGTTTTTTTAGTTTGATTTCTTTTTGGTGTTCTAAATGCTCCACAAATTTAGTAAAAAATTTCATTGGTTTAGCATAGCCGATTTCATTTAATAAATAACAGATTCTTTCAACGTCTTGTCGATAGTTTCTATCACACTCAATCTGCCAACTAACCTGCTTAATTCCGTGAAGAACTGTCGCGTGGTCTTTTGCGTAATGCTCTCCAATGTGCGAAAGGCTGAGCATATAGCAAGGACGTACAATGAAGAATATAATTTGTCTTGCATTTACTATCTCGCGCTTACGCGTCTTGTTGTAAAGCATTTGAGAAGGTATTCCCAATACTGAACAGGTAACGTCTTCGAGCGCACTCCAGAACATTTCCTTTTCATTGTCCAATTCCTGCTGTTGTTTGATTTGTTCACTCGTTAAACGCTCATAACGTGGTGTTATCATTGTCCACAAAGTCTCGAATCGTTCAAGGTATCGAAAGGGAATCATATCCACAATCTCTTGTCTAATTTGCTCGTTAGTCATTTTCTTCGTTGATTAAAATTGTGGGTGTAAATGTGCTGAATACTTCTTCGCGTGAAAGTCCTGTGTGAAGGCAAATGTTGTTGAAGTCTTTAATTCTCATTCGCTCTGGATGTGCAACGTAAAGTCGTGCGGTTGGATCACTGATTCGAAGAACGTTCTTGAAGTTGTTCATCGTCTTGAATTGACTTTTGACAAGTCGTCCGAATGGTGTTGAATAGATTTGTTTGTTCATTTCTTTAATAGTGGTTTAATCAACTGCGCTTTCTTCTTATTTTCTTCGTGGTTTGTTCCGCGTAGTTCTGGATTGCGTTCCTTAACTAAACGCGCTATGCGTGTGATGTTGTCCGCTGTGGTGTACTTTCCGCTTTCATACATCGCGAAGAAGTTGCTTGTGATGTCTTTGCGCTCTGCAAATTGGTCTTGCCATATCTTCACACATAACGCTTTGTTATTGTTGCGGTATTTCTTTGCTTGTTTGAGTAGTTTCTCAACACGCTTTTCAAGTGATACTAATTTTTTCATTGTATTGATTTTGATTCATTAAGTGTAATAAAAGGGCATTATGTCTGAGATAACACCCTTTTATAACACATTATTCATTTAGAATGGCAATTCGTCTTCGTCGTCTTGTGTTGGTTTAACTAACCCGCTTTGTTCGAGCATTGCCTTCGCTTTATTCATTTGATCCGCAGAGCGTTCTAAACGTTTGCTAAATTCAGCCGAAGAACTAACTTTGTTTTGAAGCCACTCTGGAAGCATCTTAAAACGCAAGTCGAAGTCTTCGCTGTCGTAGTCTAAAAGAAACGCTGCGTTCACTTGTGGTGGACAAACCATTCCTTTCGCAAGTGGTGAAGCTCCTTTCAAGTCTGCATAGGTACGTCCTGTGTTCGCGGTGCGGTGCATTACGCTCACCATTGCTTCTTTACCTAACAAAGTACCGATGTCGAATTTGTTTGCTTCAGCGTCGCTCATTGCCTTACCTAACCAAGATTGAACGAAGGCTCTTAGTCCGCTTTTCTCGTGCATTGAAAGAGTAAAGTCGCGACCGATTGAGAATGGTTGTTCACCTTTTCCGAAGTCAGCAGTTTCGAGAGGTAGTTCGAATACTAAGCGAACTTTGTTCACCAATTTTTCTTCGCCTTGATAGGTGTCGACAATTGTTCCGATGTGGATGATTTGGTAGCAACGCGCTACGTGTGTTCCTGCAGGGACTGTCTGTCCTCCTCCTCCGTTGTTTGTTTGTTGTGCGATAATGCTCATTGTGTTGTTATTTTGTTGATTTATATAAGATTCAAATTTGTTTGCGAGTTTCGCTTCTTCGTTTTGCCAGAACCATTCGTTGGCTGACATTTGTTCTTCCTCGCTTATTCGCTTGTAATAACCCATTTTAGATATGGTCTTGGAAAATTCTGTAATCGAACTCGAACGTTATTCCGTCACGCTTCAAACGGACGTAGTGCAGATCGTATTCGGGTTCATCACGTCGAAAGAAACGACCAAGAACATCGAACTCAAATACGTTGCCTTTTTCGTCTGTGAACTGGCGTCCTTCGTTTTCGTGAAACCAACCGTTGTCGTGTTCGTAGTTCTCTGCGATTACTTTGATTTCTTCATTCAGACGCTCGATGTCGTCCATTGAAAAGTGATAAGTGATTTTTGGATTGTACATTGATTTTGATTTTTAGTGGTTACAAATGTATTCAATTAAGTCGTCGTTCCAACGCAATTCTGAAATTTTTTGATGTTTTTCTATGTTCGCGCTTATCTCATTGTGCGTTAGGTTATACGCTGAGGCTGAAGAATAAACACAAATAAAATTAGATTTCTTTTGGTGGGGCTGGTAATTCCTTCCAATGCGTTGTAACAATGTGCTTGAGTACTCGTTCAAGTTTGTCAATTCTAAAGGAGCAATACGCATCCCAATCCAATGTTCCATTTCTCTTATCACCCCAATAATTTTGGGCGATGATAAGAGCTTCTTGAATTTCATTGATGTCTTCTGGAAAGAGAAGTGGTGTTTTACATTTGTTTTCATTGTTCATTTGATTTATGGTTTTGATTTAAATTTCTTTTGATTCAAGAACTGTTTGACGTGGTTCGAAACACACCGCTTTGTCAAATTCTTCTTTCGCGGCTTCGTAAGTTTTAAAGCAACCTACATAGCTTACGTCAATTTTTAACCAGTACAGAGTTTCGTTGTACTTTACTTCTTCGATTAATTCTACTTTCATTTTGTTTTGTTGTTTTGTGTTTAAAAAGTTATCGTTAATGTTTGCAAGGTCATTGCAGAAATTTTCTATAAATTGACTCATTTTGTTGTGTAATTTGGTTGTTGTTCTAATTGTCTTGTTTGTTCATCAATCGTTCCTGCGATTAACATTCCTGCGAATAGCATCGCGATAAAGAGTAGTGTTTTTTTCATTTGATTATTTGGGTTTAGTGTGCTCTTTCGTAACGTGCGCAATTATCGTAAGCGGTTTCGCAATAGATTAATTTTTCATTTGTATTAAAATCAATCGCTCCTTGTGTTTCTCCGTATTCGTAAGATACACTTGTTGGTTTAATTCCTCTTGTTGCGCATTCTGCGTTGAAGATTTCGATGTTGTTGAAGTAGGTGTGTGTGTACATTTTGTTTTGTTTTTGATTATTTGGTTTTAGTTAATGCGCGTTGGTCAGCCGCGCCCCTGAGTTATTATTTTTAGAATTCGTATTCAGTTAAGAAGTCTACATACATACCAGCACAAATTTGTGTATGCTTTCCTTCTTTTGAAGTAATTATATATTTCTTTTGGCTTAATTGAGAAACATATCCTTTTACTTGTTCTTCAGTTAATGAATTTATGTGTCTCATTGCCTCGTCAAAGTATGTGAAATCACCACCATTTGCATCAGACGCAATACTGATTGCTTTTAATACTTCAATTTCGTTTGTGTTTAAATCTGTGTAAGTGTTCATTGTTGTTTTCATTTTGTTTATCTTTGCTATTGTTGTTAATTGTTTTACAAATATATGCTAAACTTTTGTGATAGCAAGAAAAAAAACAATCTTTTTTTATAAAAAATACTTAACTCATTGTAAATGAACGTAAAAACTTTTAAGAAAACATATAAAAAAAGTAGCACGAAGCGTAAAATATCACCCGAAAGCGAAGCGAACCAACAGGAAATAGTTATAAAATACCTTCGTTTAGCATATCCTAACGCGTTGTACTGCGCTTCTGCAGGTGGAATGAGGACAAGTTACTTACAAGCAATCAAGATGAAACGTACAGGGTACGTCAAAGGATTTCCCGACTTATTTATTTACGAACCACGCGGAGAGTTTCACGGCTTAGCAATAGAGATGAAGAAAGAAAAGGGTGGTGTTGCTTCGCCAGAGCAAAAGGAATGGCAGGAACAATTAAGAAACAGAAACTATTGTTCTTATATTTGTAAAGGAAGTGAGGAAGCTATCAAAAGAATAGACGAATACTTTAATGTGTGAAACTTGACCAATACATAGAAGGGCATTACAAGAAGTTCAAAGAACTTGCGAAAGGAATTGCGCGAGGTGAGGACTTCTATGAAGACTTGCTTCACGATTCTTTGCTGTCTATGTTTGGCTCGAAGCATATTGAGAAACTTATCGAAACAGGAGAATTCGAATTTTATCTCATTCGCGTTATGTATCTATCTGTTAACTCACCTAATAGTCCTTTCTATCGTCAAACGATTGCCTGGAACAGAAACAGACGCGACTTCAAAGAGTACGCGCACGAAGTGGACAAGACGTGGTTAGGCGCAAGAATGACAAACGAACAATTGGATATCTTGATAAGCCGTCTAACCGAGTTTGAACGCTTAATCTTCCAAGAGTACATCTTCGAAGGTTTCACCTACAGAGAATTTTCAAAACAAACAGGAATACCAACTGTATTTTTATACAGGACAATTGATAGTATTAAACAAAAAATTAGAGCAAATGTTATTCGCAAAAAGTAATGAGTACAAAAGACGACTTGAAATTTGTCGCACCTGTAAATTCTTCGAAGCATCAACGCAGTCTTGCGGTCCATTGATCGTTGGCGACGAAGTAGAAACCGAAGTCCTATTCAGAAAGAAGTCAATCAAACTTTGTGGGTGTGTTATGCCCATTAAAGCGAAGTTAGCCTTCGCGCAATGTCCAGCGTCTAAATGGTCGGGTGTGTTGTCTCTTGACGAACAAATAGAGTTTAAACGTTTCTTGCTCGATATGAAGGCACAGGGCAAGTTGGAAGACAAAGACTTGATGAAGTTCTATTCGTTTAAGGATAAAGCCACAGGAGCGTTTAACGAGCGTTCAACCTGTTCACCTTGCGTGCGCAAAGACATCAATATGTTTTTGGATTCAATGAAGGATGTCAACGTTGATTTGAACAATTAGAAACTTAAAACTTATAAGGCAACCTTTGACAATACGAACGTATATTTGTATAGTCAAGTGTATTTAGCATTGCCCCCTTTTGTTTACGCTTGACGGCTATAAACAATTGGGGGTATATTTTTTAATGTAAATGAAACAAACTGGATAAGAACACAAACAGCCTTCGTAAGTCAAAGCGAAGTAACCAATGACTACACTTGCAATAAACCAATGCTTGGATCGAGCAACTGCCCTTTTAAGGGCGAGAGTAATCTTTTTGTGGGGGGAGCTTTTTCTTTTGTTCTTTCTTTATAGTGCTTACACGTTTTCTTTGTTCTTTTCTTTTCTTTGCATATTTAGTGACCTTCTAATAAATTTAATGACATATAAAAACTTATGATACCACAAGAAAAAGCAAAAGAGTTGTTAAATAAGTATTGGATATACTTAAGAGCTAATTTACTTTATGATGAAGAAGCAAAAGAAGACGCAAAACAATGCGCTTTAATTGCAGTAGATGAGATAATTAATAGTGTAGATAATGAACACGTTTCTGATATATTTAATGATTATTGGATAGATGTAAAAGAAGAAATAGAAAAGCTATGATAATCATACCAGCTCAACTCGAAGCAGTAACAACACGAAAGGACAAAACGCTCAAACTAACATTTGGAACGAATGAGTTAAGTCCTGCTCAAGCGTCCGAACTATTTACAATAGCAAATCAATTCGGTTATCTTGCTTTCAAAGACGAAGATTTTAAACGCGAAGAGTTAGACGCAGTAGAAAGTCTCAAGAGTGAGTTAGAAGATACGTTAAAGAAGCCTTCACAACGATTGAGGGGTGTTCTATTCAGACTATTCGAACAAGACAACGACGGGTTTAAAACATTCTCGAAATACTACGATTCTAAAATGGAGCAACTTATTAACCATTACAAGAGTAAATTGGGTTAATTGTTACCTTCGAAAAGTAAACGAGGGTAGTTTTTATATTTACATTGTATGAGCAAGGAAGAAAAGAAAGAAACCAAACCACAAAACGCAACACTAAAAAAGACTGCTATGCTAAAGGCTCTCGAAAGCACTTTGGGCGTGGTAACTTCTGCGTGTGAGATTGTAGGCATAGACAGAACAACACACTATCGTTGGTTGCAAGAAGACGAAGACTACAAAGCGAAGGTTGAATCATTGTCAGACCTTGCTGTTGACTTCGCAGAAAGTCAGTTATTTGAATTGATTAAGGGAGCGCATCGCGAGGTGTCAACACCAGACGGTGAAGTAATCCGCATTCAAGACGCACCCAACACAAGTGCAACGATTTTCTATTTGAAGACACGAGGAAAGAAACGAGGGTACGTTGAGCGAAATGAAATTGCAGGTGTGAACGATGCTCCGATACAAATAATAATAAACGATAAATTATGAGATTGATAGAAAAAATTAGTGTTGGATTATTTTACTTTGCTTTATTATATGCTTTTCATTTAGCAGTTGGTTTTGAACATTGTGTAATTTTAGGAATGGCATTAATTATATCTAATCAAATTAATGAGCAAAGCAACACTAACCTTTGACCTTTCCGATTCCAACGATCGTGTTGAGTTCAACAGAATCACGAAGGCGCGTGACATGGCTATGTTACTTTGGGAAATTGAAATGAACGGTTACCGCAAGTTTACCAAATACAACGACAGGCAAGAAGGAGCGTATCAAGAAGGAATCGAAGAAGTGTTTGAATACTTTCGAGCGTTACTCAGTCATCACGAAATAGATATTGAACAATTAATAGTATAACGTACCCGAAAGGAATCAGAATATACATTTACAAAATAGAAAAAAAGTCAATATGAGCGACAACAAATTAAACTTCTTAAAGTCTCAAATAGGAGCGTTTCATCCAGAGTGGACGAAGGAACAAATCGAGATGGAAGCAATACGCATATACAACGAAGCGAACACCATTGACGACGACGACGAGGGTTGTCTTTATTGCGGATCATAGTACCTAATGCGCTACCCACAAGAACAGCGTCCCAGATTAGGGCATTTATTGTACCTACCTCTTGTTTCAAAGTAGAGTGCGTTGGACAGGGCGACCGACTGATTCCAACTAGCTGTGTTAGGTAGTAACTGCAACCGCTAACACAAAACACCAAGCTAAAGTCGGGTGTTAAATTTGAATAAATACGAATAAATGAGTATAAAAGTTTCCATACCTGCCGACTACGCGAGTATCTCGCTGAAGCAGTACAAAGAGTTCAAGACAGCAAAGTCAGACGCTGACAAGTTGGTTGCGGTGTCTAACCTGTCAAAAGAAGACGTGCAGAAAGTACCAATGCAACACGTTCCTACCTTACTCGCTGCGTTCGACGACACGTTGTTAAACGAGAGCGCAAAGTTCTTTGAGACGATTACTGTCAAGGATACTGACTTCGGGTTTATTCCTAACCTGTACGAAATCTCACTTGGCGAACACGCAGACATCTCAACGTGGGCGGCAAACGTCGAAGAAAACATTGTGAAGATTATGAGCGTATTGTATCGTCCTATCGTTAAGCGCGTTGGTTCAAAGTATCTCATCGAAGAGTACAACAGCACAAAAAGAGCAATGAGTGAGGAGTTAGTCGAGCAGATGACACTCGAACAATTTAATGGTGCGATGCTTTTTTTTTCGACTTTGCTCAACGAACTAAACAACACTTCGCTCGATTATTTGGAGACAGAGGTGAAGAAGTTGACGGAGGAATTGATGGAGCAATTGAAGACAGAGACAACCTAAATCAAGTGTTGGGACGATACGGTTGGTATCATCTTTTTATGGAAGCGTGCGGACGTGACATAACAAAATTAGATTTAATTACGGAAAAATCCGCGTGGAGTATATTTACATTTCTGACTTACCTAATAGACTACAATTATGTCGAACGTACAAAGCTACAACGCGCTTATAGATAGATTCAAAGCCTTCGCGGCTGGACATTTTATATTAAAGAGATTTTCACACGGACAAATCGAAGTTTCTGACTTAGAGAAGTTTGGTGAATATCCCTTTATGCACGTCATCCCTTCCAACGTGACTTATTCACAGGGGATGAAGACGTTCAGTTTTCAGATTGTCCTTGCTGACTTACCACGCGACAAAGAAGATAAGAGCGAATACCAACGCGAAGTTCTTTCTGACCTTCAGAGAATTGCAGAAGATTTAATTGCTGAGATTACTAACCACCGCGTTTTGTTCGGTGATTTGATTACAGTTCAAAATGTAAGTCTTGAACCATTCCTTGAAGAATTTCAGCATACTCTTACCGGTTGGACGATTAGTTTAGACCTTCTCGTTCCTTACTATTGGGACGCGTGTTCTATTCCTGCGGAATGGAACGATATGTTTGAATCTTCAACAGGTGGCACAGGATCAATTTTAACGTTCACCGATTCGATAACACGCGACGAGAACGGATTCGTTCGACTTGTCAATGACGAAGCAGAACCTGCTCCGAACTATTACTACGGAACGAACGACGAAGGGGTGCGCGGTTGGTACTTGTTGACTGACGAAGTAGGTCTTACTTGCGTAACGCTTCCTTCTTGCCAGACAATTATCGACATCGAAGCAGCCATTGATTTGTTGCAGACGGACGTCACCGATTTACAAGGCGATGTTTCTTCTTTGGAGACAAACAAAGTACCATACACAGGCGCGACAGGCAACGTAGATTTAGGCGAATACGAGTTAAAGGCAGGGCAATTGTCTTTAGACACATCTCCAACAGGAACGGCAGCGGTTGGAACAACGAGATGGAACGATAGTATTGGTAGTTCAGAGACTACTTTAAAAGGGGGGTCTGTTATCTTAAAGAATGGGGTTGACTTGGTCGCTCGCGTAGTGAACAAAGTAACACCAAGCACAACGCTTACGAAGGCTGCTTATCAAGCGGTAAGAATCAGCGGTGCGCAAGGTCAGCGTTTAGCGGTAGCACTTGCACAAGCGAACAACGATACGAATAGCGCAGATACCATTGGTGTAGTTACTGAGACCATCGCAACGAATCAAGAAGGCTTTATAATGACTGTTGGAAATCTTGAGGAGATTAATACTACGGGAAGTCTGCAAGGTGAAACGTGGGCAGATGGAGATGTGCTTTATTTGTCTCCAACAACGGCAGGAGCAATTACCAATGTCAAGCCAACAGGCGCAACAGGACACATTGTTGTTATAGGATACGTTGAATACGCTCATGCTATTCACGGAAAGATATACGTTAAGGTGATGAATGGGTGGGAACTTGACGAATTGCACAACGTGTATATCAGTTCACCTGCGAATAACGAAGTGTTGACTTACGAAAGTTCAACAAGCCTTTGGAAAAACAAGACGGTTGCAACGGCTTTAGGTTACACACCAGTACCCGAAACGCGAACGCTCACGATTAACGGCACAACGCAAGACTTATCAGCTAACATAACATTCACGATAGCAAGCAATCCAGGCACAGTTACGAGCGTAGCAGCGTTAACTTTAGGCACAACAGGAACTGATTTAAGTAGCACCGTTGCAAATAGTACAAGCACTCCTGTAATAACGCTTAACGTACCTACTGCAAGCGCAACGAACAGAGGTGTTTTGAGTTCAACAGATTGGTCTATGTTTAACGCAAAGCAAGCAGCTTTAGTTAGCGGAACGAATATCAAGACTATCAATGGTAATTCACTTTTAGGTAGCGGAGATTTAACGATAAGTGGTTCAAACATATACAACGCAGACGGAAGTTTAACAGCGGCAAGAACCTTAACATTAAACACATTTGCATTAACTATTGCAGGTACAAGTTCTTCACGCTTCTTTGCGAATGGTAACGTAGGCATCGGCACAACAACAGACGCAGGCTTTAAGCTCGATGTGAATGGAACGGCGAGGGTGAGTGGGGCTTTCTCAGTAGAAGGACCAAACTCCGCTTTTATCCAATCAAACAATGCTCTTTATGGACTTCGTTTAGAATTTCAGGGAGGTAGGCTGTACATAAATAGCTCAGAGGTTGCTATCAATGGAAGACCTTTTTATGTGGGTGGAGCAAATGCAAATACAAGTGCTATTATGCAAGCAGATAGCACAACAAAAGGCTTCTTACCCCCACGAATGACAACAACGCAAAAGAATGCTATCGCTTCACCTGCGGCAGGGTTGGTAGTTTACGATACTACTTTGGGTAAACTTTGCGTTCGTGGCGCATCAGCGTGGGAAACAATAACATCAGTATAACATTATAAACAATGGCTAAAATACAACCAATAGTCTTTCCTTTAAATCAAGGGACAGCAACAGAAATGAGTGTTCTCATTCTCAACTTCGAAACAAGCGCAACTACTTGCACTACTTATTATGAACTAAAATCAGAGGCTACTGAGGAAGTGCCTTCGAAGGTTTTAAGTAATGGTAACTACACATTGACCGAACAAGAGTTCGCAGCGTGGGGTGAAGACAATGCGTGGGTGGAGCAATGTGTGGCAAACGCAATAGGTGTTACAATTTTATCTTTCTAAATATGAACTTAACAGAGGAACACTTAAAGCAGTTAGACGCTTTTATCCAGGAGATGCCTGTCAAATTTGGCTTACCACTAATCCAATTCTTCAACAAGATTAAAGAGGAACAAGAGAAGGACAATGGCTAACGAACAGAGCGCACCAAATTTCTTCGCTGTCGTGAACGACATGGCTAAACGCTTTGTCGAGTTGATGCAGTCTGACTATCGTATGAAGCGAAAGGTAGGACGCAACTTTACGAACGCGGTGGCAAGTGGTACGCTCGAAAAGTCTTTGAAATACAGACTGCAAATCAAAGGTCAAAACATCAACGTTTCAGTCTACGCGAAAGGTAAGGCTTCGAAGTATTTCTTGTTCAGAGAAAACGGTGTGAATGGAACGCAGAAGTCACAAGGTGCGCCCTACTCGTTCAAACGTGGCTCTGGAAGCAAACCTGCAAAGGGACAAATGTCACCAATGCAAAAGGCTATCTACGATTGGATGACAATAAAAGGTATTCGCCTTCGTCAAAAAAGCGGTAAGTTCAAGAAGACGACAGAACAACTGAAAATGGAAGTGGCGAAACTGATTATGTTCAAAGTTCGTCGCGACGGAATAAAGGGGTGGAAAGCATTTGACTACGCATACGAAAACATTTGGGACGAATACGAAGCAAAGGTAGTAGCAGCATACGCGAAAGACTTTGAAGCAACAATAGAGAATCAATTAAACGACATACAATAATGGCAATTACAATAGACGATCAACCATACGAATACACACCCATTGGTCAGCGACTTATGCTCGTTGCATCTTCGACGAACGTAGCAAATACAGGCTTTCGTTTTGTGTTTGACTTCGGTTCATTCCAAGTGAACGTACAACCTAACGCAGCGAACAAAGGGGTGTTGGATTTAGCACCTATCTTTCGTGAACAACTGCAACACGACGCGTCACTTTTGACAGCATCAGCGGACACGGAGAACAGCAGCGTCGCTTTCATTTCTTGCACCATTAAAGAAGGTTGGCTCGTTGACGGAGTGTTCACGGTTAGTGGTTTAGGTATGGCTGACATTGACGACGTGTACGCGTTCCTCGCTGAATATCAAGTGGCGGATGGATACAAGCCAGACCCAAACACACGCTATGCGTTGGACGGAACAACAAAGTATTTAATGAGCGAAAGAACAATAGAAACGCACAAGTGGATTGAAGCACCAACAAGAGGTCTTTCGAACGATTGGGTGTATGTTCCAACAAGACTTTCAGATTGGGGTGTGATGTACGCTCCTTCGTCTTCTGCGTTGCTTATCGATAACGACTTCGATATTGTTGTGTTCACCTCTTACGACGACACGGATACAATCATTGACACGCAGTTTTTGACAATGGAAAGTAACTCGGCAATCGTGAATGTGATTGGTAGCTATTACGCTAACATAAATGCGTGGGGTGGGTTAGATTTAACAGGTGCAAAATACTATACAATACAACTTGGAAAAGAAACAGCCTTCCCGATTTACACACCTTCTTCGCGCGTGTATTGTTTTTACCTTGTCGCTGACGATTGTCGCTTTGACAATGTGCGTCTGGGTTGGACGAATACTTGCGGTGGTGTGGATTACTTCAACTTCACGAAGAAGAGTGAGTTGTCGTTCAACTACGATCGTAAGCAATATCAAAAAGTAGTTGGAAGTTACAACGCTTCAACCTTTGGATTCAACACCTACGACAGAGGAACAACGGACAGATACGTCACAACGACGAAAGGACTTCAAATAAACAGCGATTGGGTATCGGTTGGAGAGTTTAACCTGTTGCAGACACTTTGTCGTTCAAACGACGTGTTCATAATCAACGACGACGGAACACAAACACCTGTTCTTGTGGATACTCAAAACTTTGTTATCAAGGACGAAAGATATTCTAAACTTTACAATGTTACTTTGAACTTGAAATACTCTCAACCTGTTGGCTTATGATGAACGAAGTAATACTAACGCTTACCGATAGCAACGGAAACAGCGCTATTCTCGACCTTTACGAGAACGAGAAGATGCACTTAAACTATAAGTTCACCGACATAACAGACTTCGCTTCTGTGGGTAATTACTCGCGAGAATTTCGCGTTCCAGCGAGCAAGACAAATACTGACTTCTTCGGTGCTATCTTCAACGTAAACTTCGACGGATGGTTTGACTTTAGAAAGAAGGTTGATGCGGTGTTGACTGTGAACACTATTCCAATTGCAAGTGGACATATTCAAGTGAAAAAGTTGTATTGGCAAAGTGGTAAACTATTCGAATTTGAAATTGTATTCTTCGGTGAAGTACCAAACCTTGCAAGACTATTAAATGAAAAGAAACTCAAAGATATTGAGAGCATTGTCGCAGGTGATTTGGATTACGACTTGCTTCACGAATACGTTGAAACACCACCTAATGCGCACACCATTTTAACGCTTTGCGATAAGTTCAATCTGACTGCAACAAACGTTGAAGGACAACCTATTTATTGGAATGTTTCTTTAGGTGCGTTTAGCGACGCGTTACCGCTTTACGTTGGACACTTAACACCTGCTGTCAAGGCGCAATACTTATTCGATCAAATTCTTGCAGATGCAGGTATTCAATATTCGAGCGATTATCTTTCAACGATATTGGATAATGTGTACGTTCCTTTCGTCAATGGTCAGTATTTGAATAGCGCAGTAGGATTAAACGACAACGCTTCAAATCTTGCTTTGGCTTCGGATGTTAATGGATTGACATTTGCACCTTCCAATAACATTTATAACTTATACACTCAATTTACTGAATACGAAGATGCAGGACCAAATTGGAGTGGTGGTGTGTTTACCGTTCCTTATACAGCGCAATACACATTCAGACTTGCGGCAAATGGTCGTGTGAATACTTTGAACGGACAAGACTTCGGAAACTATCCTGTTCGCATTTTAGTTTACGTCAATGATGTTTTCACTTACGAATACGAATTGTTTCAAACGAGTTATTTGTTTTATTTGAACTCAACGCAAACATACGCTTTCAATGGCGGTGATACCGTTAAATTCAAGTTGCAAATCTTACCACAAGATTCAACTGCAGGAACATTTACTTGGGACGTTGATTTGTTTGGTTCAGGAACAGTTTCTCAATTCGGTTGTGGTATTGAACTTATAAGTGTTGGAACAAATCTAATAGGCGACGAAGTTGTAATGGAATATAACGCTCCAGATATGAACCAAATGGATATCATAACGTCAATCCAAAAGATGTTCAACCTTGTCTTCGTTGCGGACAAGACGCTACCGAACACGCTGCGAATAGAACCAATGGTTGAATATATCGCAAGCGGAAACACGCTCGATTGGTCGCAGAAGTTGGACTTATCGAAAGACATCATGTACTCACCAACTACCGACCTGCAAAAGGCGAAGTTTACTTTTACCTATACCGAAGACGGCGACTATTTCAACTCAGTCTATAAAGACAACGGACGCATCTACGGACGTTATGAAGTTACTGAAAACGATTTCGAAGTAATCAACGAGTTCGCAACAGGCGAAGAAAAGGTAGAACTTGCTTTCGCCTCAACACCTTCCGCACCCGTGCCAGGAACGAACGTTGTAATTCCACATTTCACCAATGCAGAAGGACAATTCGTTCAACCTAAACCACGCATCCTGTATTACTTCGCAGACTTCTTCGTCAATATGTACGATGAGGTTTCAGATAGTGTGGTGCAAACAGCGGTAAAGTGTTTGAATAACTATTCGACAATGAACGCAAGCGTAACGGATAGCGACCTCAACTTCGCTCCCGAAATACCTATTCACACAATCGTTGCTAATCCATACAACAACTTGTACAATCGTTGGTGGAGAAACTACTATCGTGAACTTTACGACGGACAAGCGCGCATCTTAGAAGGAATGTTCGCTCTTACTTTGAACGACATCTTCACGTTTCAATTCAGTGACAAAATTTGGATTATTGATAGTTGGTGGCGCGTGTTGGACATTGAAGGCTACGTTGTAGGTGAGCAGAACGTCACTAAGGTGAAACTCATTCGTGTGTTGGACATCGACAATGACTGCGACCTTACACCCGTTTCGGCTAACTTAGACCAAACGTTAAATTGGGAAACACCGAACGGAGATCCTGCGACAATTACACAAGACTGTTGTTTGCGTTTTGGCTACAATTGGAACAGCGCAAAGAACAATTGCTATTCAACACCAAACAATGGAACGCGTTCTTTCATCACAGCACAAGCACCAACACTAGCACCAACGCGCTTCGGTGCTCCTGTTAGTTTTGGAGCGGGTGTTTCGCAGCCAGTTAGAACAATAACGACTGACTACGTTGTAACGAACTTTGACCGAATGATTTTCGCAGATACGACATCGAATGGAATAACAATCTATTTGCCTTCTGCAACTACGACGGCAGGTCGTGAGTTCATCATTCAAAAGAGCGCAGCGGCTAACGGAGTGACAGTGCAAGCATACACAGGTGAAACGGTTGAAGGAAGCGGTAGCGTAACGTTTACAGGAATGGGAGACACAATAACAATTATTTCAAATGGAAGCGACTTCAAAGGAACATCTACAAAATAAAGCCGACGCGATGTTGGCGTGTTTAGAGTTTTTGAAACTAAACATCAAGACTGAAACAGAGTTCGGAAAGGTGGCAAATGGTAAGCGTCAATTGAAGTTGTGGAAACACTATGCTTTGAAAGTTACTCGAATTTCTGTAAACGTGGCGTTTTGGATATTTATCTTATATAAACTACTATTCTAATGGCTACAACGAAGGAATTTAATATATCGAGTAACGCGGTAACGGTCTT